TAAGAGAGGAGCAGTAACAAGAGATATAGGATGTATCAACGGAGATACAATTCAAGAATTTGCAGGTGACTTAATATTTCTAGGACCTGATGGATTAAGAACAGTTGCTGGTACTGCAAGAATTGGTGACGTTGAATTGGGAACTATAAGTTCTAATGTGCAGTCTGTTTTTGATGATAATTTATCTAGTGCATCAGAATTTGATAGCGTGGTTATACCTGATAAAACACAGTATAGAATATTTTTTACTAAAGCAAGCCAAGCTGCAGGCTCTACCCAAGGAGTTATATGTGTTATGAAAGGTCAAAATTTTGAGTTTTCTAAAACTAAGGGCATAAAACCTGCGTCAACAGATACTTTTGTATCAGCAGGAAATGTTATAATACTGCATGGTGATTATGCAAATGGTTTTGTTTATAGACAAGAATCAGGCAACACATTTGATGGCACGCAAATAAATGGTAAGTATAGAAGTCCTGATATGACTTTTGGTGATGCAGGCATACGAAAACATATGCAACGTGTTATTGTTAACTATGAGCCAGAGTCATCTATAGATGCAGATTTATTTGTTAGATATGATTATGAATCTAAAGAATCAACAAGACCAGCAGCTTATCCTTTAGACTCAGAAGATATTGCAGCTATATATGGAACATCTACCTATGGTGTATCTTCTACATTAAAAGCTACATATGGTGGAGCATCAAGACCTTTACTTAGACAATCAGTCGAAGGGTCAGGTTTTGCTGTCGCACTAAGAGTAAATGATGGTGGTACAACTGCACCATACTCACTAAAGGGATTTCAGTTAGAATATCAAACAGGAGCTAGAAGGTAAATGGGAGCTACTTACACTAGACAATCATCTTATACTGACGGAGACGTAATAACTGCCGCTCATACCAATGATGAGTTTAATCAGTTATTAGCTGCCTTTGCATCAAGCACAGGGCATACACACGATGGTACAACTGCAGAAGGTGGTCCTATTACTAAACTACTAGGTAATACACTTACCTTTGGTGCAGGAACTGCAGGAACAGATATAACAATAACATTTGACGGTGAAACATCAGATGGTGTTTTACTATGGAAAGAAGACGAGGATTATTTTGAATTTAGTGATGACATACTTATTGCTTCTACAGAGAAGCTACAATTCAGAGACACAGCTATATACATCAATTCAAGTGCCGATGGACAACTTGACCTTGTAGCTGATACAGAAATACAACTTGCAGCCACTACAGTAGACTTAAATGGTAACTTAGATGTATCAGGGTCTATAACATTAGGTGGTACTGCAATCACATCTACAGCAGCAGAATTAAACATATTAGATGGAGTTACCTCTACTGCTACAGAACTAAATGCATTAGACGGAATAACATCTACAGTAACAGAACTAAATATAATTGATGGAGACACAAGTGCTTCATCTGTAACAGTAGCAGATGCAGACAGAGTTGTACTCAACGATGGTGGTACAATGAAGCAAGTAGCAGTCACTGACTTGTCTGCTTACTTTGACGATGAAATAACTGCAATGCCTAACCTTGTAACTGTTAGTACATTAGATAGTGGTGCTATTTCAAGTGGATTTGGTAATATAGACATAGGTTCCAGTAACTTAACTGCGACAGGAACTATATCTTTAGGTGCTGCATCTTTTAATGACAACAATATAACTAACGTAGGAAGTATTCAGTTAGATAGCATTGCAGGTGATGCAGACACAAACACTAGCATAACTTTCTCAGGCTCTGATGTTATAACAATGGCAACAGGAGGTACAACTGCTCTTACAATAGACTCAAGTCAAAACGTAACAGTAGCAGGTGACTTAACAGTATCAGGTGATGATATCACTATGAGTACTAATACTTCAGGTAACTTACTTATTGCAGATGGAACAAACTTTAATTCTGTAGCAGTAGGGTCTTTATCAGAGATATCTACAGTAGCTAACGATGATGTATTCCTAGCAGTAGACACTTCAGGTGGTGGTCTAAAGAAAGTAACAAGAAGTACAATCGTATCAGGATTAGCTGTCGGTGGTGTTGCTTTATCTAACGTAGTAGAAGACACTACTCCACAACTAGGTGGTGATTTAGATGTAAATGGTAATGGTATAGTATCTACATCCAATGGTAACATTGCAATTACACCAAACGGAACAGGTGTTGTAAGATTAGATGGTAATGTAGATATACAAAGTGGACTGATTGACCTAAAGAACAGTGGTGCAGTCTCTAAGATTAAGTTCTACTGTGAATCAAGTAACGCACACGCACAGACAGTACAAGGTGCTCCACACTCAGAGAGTGCATCTAATACATTAACACTACCAAGTACAGGTGGTGATGCTCGTTTAGTATCAACAAGCTCAACTGCCACACTAACAAACAAAACATTAACAACTCCTGTTATAGCAGAAATAGATTCAGGTTCTACTATAACATTAGATGCTACCACAGACATTGTGCTAGATGCAGATGGTGGCGATATATTCTTTAAGGATGGTGGCACAACATTTGGTAGTGCAACTAATACTAGTGGCAACTTAATAATTAAATCAGGCACTACAACTGCAATGACATTTGATGGTGCTAACGTAGCATTAGCAGGTAACTTAACAGTTAATGGTACTACTAGCACAGTAAATAGCACAACAGTCACAGTAGATGACCCAATTTTTACATTGGGAGGGGACAGTGCTCCAGGGTCAGATGATAACAAAGACAGAGGTATAGAGTTTAGATATCACACAGGTTCTGCAGCTAAAGTAGGTTTCTTTGGATTTGATGACAGTGCAGGTAAGTTTACATTCATACCTGATGCAACAAACTCATCAGAAGTATTTAGTGGTACAGCAGGTACAATAGTTGCTAACATTGAAGGTAACGTAACAGGTAATGTGACAGGTAACACAAGTGGTACTGCTGCTACAGTTACAGGTGCTGCTCAGTCTAATATAACATCACTAGGTACACTAACAACACTAACTGTTGACAATGTAATAGTCAATGGCACTACTATAGGTCATACAGATGACACAGATTTAATAACACTCGCTGATGGTATAGCAACAGTTGCAGGGGAGATATCTGTAACTACACTTGATATAGGGGGTACAAATGTTACCTCAACTGCTGCAGAGCTTAACATACTTGATGGTGTTACATCAACTGCAGCCGAGTTGAACATATTGGATGGTGTAACATCAACTACTGCTGAACTAAACATTCTTGATGGTGTGACTTCAACAGCAACAGAATTAAACATCATGGATGGTGATACATCTGCTTCTTCTACAACATTAGTAGATGCAGATAGAGTGGTAACAAATGATAATGGCACAATGAAGCAAGTAGCGTTATCAGATGTTAAGACATATTTAACTAGTGCAGGGTTTACAACGGATGACCCAACAGCACTTGCAATTGCGTTAGGATAATATTATGGCAAATACATTTAAAGTAAGCACAAGGGATGTTGCACCTGCAAGTGCAGGAACTTTTGAGGAGATATATGATTGTCCAGATAACACCACTGCTGTTATCATAGGATTAAGTCTTGCAAATGTTCACACAGCACAAGTTACAGCTTCTGTTAAATTAGTAAGTACAACAAATCAATCAGGCTCAACACAAAACACTACAGCACATCTTGTAAAGGACATACCCATACCTGTAGGTTCTACAGTAGAGATTATGTCAGGCAACAAGATTATCTTAAATGCTGATGACAGAATAAGTGTAGACTGTTCTGTAGCAGACAAAGTTTCAGTTATACTAAGCTATATGGAGATAACATAAGATGCCATACATAGGTAATGCTTCAGCGAATAGATTCGTAGCATCTAAAGCTGCCACACAGTTTTCAGGTGATGGGTCTACAACTGCTTTTACACTTGACCATTCAGTAGGCTCTGATGAAGATATACTTGTATCTGTAGATGGTGTTATCCAAGAGCCATCTGTAGCATATGCAGTAAGTAGTGGAACAACATTAACATTTACTGCCGCACCATCAAGTAATTCTGGTAATAATATATTTGTTTATTATTTGTTTAGAACTGTGGCTACAGTTGACCATCCATCTACAAGTGCTTTGAGTGCAACGAGTGGTACGTTTAGTACAGACTTAACAGTATCTGGAAATACTGGCATGGGAGAAACTTCCCCATTAGGAAAATTGCACGTTAAGTCTGGAGATAGTGGAGCTTCTTCTGTAAATGGTAATGCTAATGAATTAGTTGTAGAAAATTCAGACTATGCAGGTATCACGATACTTGGTGAAAATGAAACATCTATTATGTTTGGTGATAACGAAGACCCAGATGTAGGTAGAATTGAATATTTCCATAGCACTAACTCTATGAGTTTTAGAACTAATGCTAGTGATGCAATGGTTATTGATGGTAATGGTCATGTAACCAAACCAAATCAATCTGCTTTTTTGGCAAGACCTTCAGCACGACAAGCTAATCTTGCTATTAATACAACCCACACAATAGTATTTGATTCAGAAATTTTTGACCAAAATGCTGATTTTTCATCTAATACCTTCACTGCTCCAGTGACAGGAAAGTATCAACTTAATGTGCAATTATTAATTCAACAAATGGATACTGCCACAGACTTTTACTATATTAATTTAAAGACAAGTAACAGAAATTACGACCAGTATTGGGATAATGATGACAAAGCAGGAGATAATTCAAATGGAGCAGGAGTAAGTGTTGTAGCTTTAGCTGACATGGATGCCGGGGATACTGCTTATATTGAAATTATTGTTCCTAATAGTGGTGCTGCACAAATGGATGTTGAAACAGCATCTGCATTTTCAGGCTACTTAGTAGCATAAAAGATAGGAAATAAACAATGACCAAAGCAGCAGAATTAGCAAAGATGGGTGAAGTCCTAACCAATTCACAGATTGGTGGGCGAAGGAATATTTTTATTAATGGAGCAATGAATGTGGCACAGAGAGCAACGAGTGCAACTGGTCTTGGTGCTTCAACTGGATATTTT